TTTTTTCTCGTGTAAATGCAATATCTCGTGTTTTTGAATTTATCCATTCATAAGATAAATTTAAAATATTTTTACATCCATTAATATCTCTATTTATAAAAGTAATATTTTTGCTTTCACAGCTTATAACATGAATTATCTAAGCAAGAGACATTTTTCAATGCAAAAAAAAATTTTTGTTTTCCGCGTGCACACGCGGAATAGATAAGCGTCGTGATCGAGAGTGTAAGCACTTTTAGCTCATCGTTCCGTGTTCGACTAGTGTGCGTGGGGCTCTAATGACCCCCTCCCCACCACCTGCTGGTCGTCTTCACGCCAGCTTCCAAAAGACCAGGTCACTCGTAGTGGAAGTATCCACACCCAGCTCGCTCAGCACTTCCTCATCGGTCATCATGCGCCAGCCTTCGGCCGCGCGAGAAAGTTCTGGGTTTGCCAAGACGTCATCTAGCGTGACGTTTTTGCGCACGAGGTGGTTCAGCGCTTGCTCGAGCGCCTTCGCCAGTGGTCCGGCGTTGTCCCTCGTTAGGATTTTTTCAAGTGGGGCGCCGGCAGCGGCAGACTCCATCAGCTGCACGTGCGCGTTCGAGAACTCGAAGGACTTGACGAACTTGTCGATGACGATTTGCGTAGCGTCGCGGAGATTGAGACGTCCGTCGATCCACTTCTTCGTCATAGCGAAGACTTGATCTTTCGAAAGCTCCGTTGCCTCGGCGAGTGCTGTGAGCTTCCCGCCAAGTGCGCTGGTGAGTGCCGCTGAGTTCGACTTTACTTCGATCAGAAAGCGCCTCCCATCGGGCGAGCTCTCCGTGCGAAGAATGTCCACTTCGTGCGCCCTGTTCGTCGCAGGGTCGGTCACATACTGGTTCTGCTCCTCCTTTGCGATCGCCAGAAGCTCGAACGCGCGCAACTCCATGTCCCGTCCTGCTTTGTTCGTATACGCTTCTGGCAGCTCTGGGAACAGCTGCAGCGACTCGAGATCTTCTGCTTTCGCATCGTCGGGCAGATGGCCTTTCAGGCAGAGTTCCAGCTTTTCTGTCGCCTTTCTTAAATCATCTCGCCGCTTCTTCTCGATCCCTGCTTTCTTCTTCGGGTTTGATTCTTGCTCCGCATCTTTAAGCCAGTTGTCCAAGCTCTTTTTCTTCTCGAGCCAGTCATTCTTCAGCAACGCGAACTTCTCGTTGAACAACACCATCTCCATTTTCCACAGAGTGGCGACATCCTGATCCTTATCCCCTGTGCCCAACGCCGGAAAAGACTTCGCCACGTCCTTGACCACGCCCTTCAGGGCGCTCGCCAGCTCTGCGTACCGCGCCTGGCGCCATTCTTCAGTCTGGGCGCTGAGGAACTCGATGCGAGCCTGGATCGCGCTACTGCGTGCTTCGAAGAAGTCATGGTGAAGCGAATGCGAAAGGATCTTGTGGAGGCCGCAGAGTAGGTGCCGCGCGAAGTCGGCGTTCTCGCTGATGATTGTGTGGAGCTTCATTCGCTTACCCTTGTGCCAAAATGGCAACGGTAACTACAACCAACATGTAAATAAGCATTTTTTTTGTAGCCTAAAAAAAAATTATTTTAGTCTTAAATAGCTATATTTATTTTATCATTATAAAAAATTTTTATCAGCATCAATATTTATAGCAATATATATATATATTTATCTATTGTTTTAATATATCCACTTATATAAAATGCTTCAAAATCATCTAAATCTTCATTTCATAAATACACTTGGTCTTTTAGCAATTAATGTATCTATTTAATACTTAATTAGAGTTTATTAAAAAATATTTCCCGATGTTTAAATGCTAATTCATCAGTTAATGAACTATTTATAAGCTTATGAAATGATTTATTTTTCAACATATTAATTGTCATATATAAACAAAACATACCACATTCAGTATTTGTTGTTTTTTGAACTCGTATTTTATTTTTATATACTCTTATATCTTTACCAGTTAATTCTTGAGTTGATGTTTTTAATTTATTTAAAATTTCATTAATATATTTAGATTGAAAAGACGCATTTGAATCAAAATAATATATACCATAATTCTTAGAGTTAGGATTAATATTAACAAATATACATATCCAATGTTTTCCGGGGTTGCCATATATATCAGTATTAAAGATTATACTTAATTTCCATTTTCTTTGCTTTTGCAATTTTTCTAAACTATCTTTATTAATAGAACATAAATTATCTGATACACATTGACTCGAAAAAAAGTTATTAATTTTATCACTGTAGTTAATTGGACTAATATCTAATAATTTAAAATTATTCTTTAAATTATTCTCATATTGAATCAATACATTATTTATATCAACATTTGATAACCATTTATCTGGATTGTTATACCAACTTAATGGCATTAATGGTTTAAAATATTTCTTATATAATTCTGGACTTAACATATTTATTACACAACTTTCCTTCTTAATATCACAATATTGATTACTATTATTAGATAATTTACGCTTCTTAACTTCTTTTTGTAATAATTTTATTTTATCTTTTGATGATAAGTCTGCTAAGTTAGCATTTGTTAAAGATGTCTTACTTTTAATTAACTTATTTAAATCAACTTTAGCAATACACGAACCTGAACTATCATATATGTCTTCACCAATTGGAGAACAATATTGTTTACCGTCTTTGGTCATTATTAATTATTAAAATAATTATTATAATTAATCAATTATACATACTAATTAATTATTACTAAGAAAATAAATTATAATTTTCTACTGAGATTTTTTTTGTTTTTAGTCCGGATTCTGCGGTTTATAGAAGATTCTGCCGAACATATCAATATAATTCATATTATATTATTTTATAAAATTATTTTATAGTAATTATAAAATGAGTTTATTATATAAAATAATACTATAAAATTATTTTATACTGGATATATTGATATTTTCGGCATTATTCTCTATTGGTTAGGTGATAGTATTAAACACGAATGCAATTAAACTCAAAGAGTTAGATTAATAAAAGACATATATATATTTTCTTCAAAAAAAAAGTTAATTTTCATGCATACGTGCATACGCATATGAATTTCATGCATCCGGGAACAACACCCGGATCACTGTCTCTCCCACTGCTTCTGCATCCTTCTTAGGCCTTGGACGGTCCTTCACTGGCGCCCCAGGCGTTGGATAGTCGTCACCCTTCACTGACGGGGTTTCAGTGATACCTTCCGGTTCACCTTCTGATTCACCTTCTGGTTCGCCGGACGGTTCACCTTCTGGCAAACCCAAGGGCATCACTTGATCCTCGTTGGTGATTTCCTCTGGTTGTCCGTCCGGCAAAGTCGTTGGCATGATGGGAACCTCCCCTAATAGGGGGGATGTATCCTTCTCATCCTTCTTCACCGGTGGGGGAGACCCAGGCACACGGATTGCACGAGGAGGGGTAAAGAACATACCCGAGAGTGAGAGTGCGCTTGTGCCAAAATGGCAACGGTAATTACTAACCAACATGTAAATAAGCATTTTTTTTTAATATCCTTAAAAATATTTTTTTGCATACAACGTAATATATACATTTAATCTTTATATACTTTTTTTTTTTTAGCCTTAATCAATTTTATTTATTTTAGTAACAGATGTTCTATTATATAATAAATTAATTTCATTTTGATTTTTATTTATATTATTATATAATTCCAAATTTACGCATTTATGTTCTTCTGGTAATCTATGTAAAGTGCAATATTCTTTATTACATAAAGAACAATTTAAGGTTATTTGAGCATGTTTTTTACAATCATCAACAGGACATTTCATAATCTTTATTTATTTATTTATTTATTATCATTTATTATTAGTAAGATATAAATTTTTATTTAATTTAGCCTTAAATCATATAATACAACTATAATTATTATTTATATATCAATTAAAGACTAATATTATAAAGGGACGGCAAATTAATCATTTTCTTCAATTATTCTCTAATTAAAGGGTATATAAAAGATAATATATTTTGATATAAAAAAAAAATGAATATTTATAATTATAAAAAAATTATAGTTTAATAATAATATTATTTTTATATAGCGTAATTAATGTCAGTAAATAACGAAGCTGAGATTTATGCTTTCTTGAAGAAATGTGAAGTAGCGAAAGGTCAAGAATTCTCTCATACAAGTTTGGGGAAACCACGGCGTTCTTACTATATATCAGGAGATTTTACTAATGATTTTCTTAATAAATATAAAAATGCATTTAAAAATGATACATTATTGCATTTAACTGAAAAACATTCTGATATTGCACCTATATTAATTGATTTAGATTTTAGAAAAGAAATAGAAAATATTAACTTAGGAGAATATCCAGATCCATCATTAATTATTGATACTAAAGATTTTTGTAATCATGTATATAAACACGGTGATATTGAAATATTTATTAAATTATTCATGGATAATTTAGTTGATTATTTAGATATACGAAAACTAACAACAATTGATATTTTCTTACAAGAAAAATGTCATGCTGTGCGAATTCAATCAGCTAAGAAAGATAAAAATAAAGAAGAATATATTAAAAATGTAATGATTAAAGACGGTATTCATATTGTAATACCCGATATAATTACATGTCCTTATTTGCAATTTATTATTAGAAATAAAATTCTTAAAAATCATAGTAATATATTTGATAAATTAAATTTATCTAATAATTTAAGTGATATTTATGATGAAGCTATTATTAAAAGAAATAACTGGTTAATGTATGGTTCATGTAAAGAAGACTCACATTGTCAAGCATATTATAGAACAAATATTTATAGATATAATGTTAAAGAAAAAAAATTATATGTTTATACAAGTGCAAATTTGAAAAATCAAGAATTTAAAGAAGTTAGTTATAATATGACTCTTGATAAAGATAAATATGAATGTAAAGTAGTAAAATCTTTAGTTGATAAAAAAGGACATTATTATACAAGCTCTATCAAGAAAACACAAACTGAAGATTTTAGAGCTCGTCATGTATCATATATTGAATTATTTTCAATTAGAAATAAAATATATCAAACAGTTTATAAAAAAAGTAAAATTCAAGAAATTGAAGAATATAAATCTCAATTATTAACAATTGAAAAACCTATAAAAATAGAACAAAATCAAATTTTAATTGAGAAGAATGAAAATTCATATGAAGATTTAGATTATATTAGATCATTAATTAGTTGTTTAAACGAAAGACGCGCTGATGTATTTGATGAATGGATATCCTTATGTTGGTGTTTAAGAAATATTCATGTTGAATTAGAAGATGATTTTATTGAATTTAGTAAAAAATCTGTTAAATTTAATGAAACTGAATGTATTAAACAATGGAATTCGCATAATTTTACAAAAAATGGTTTGTATATTGGTTCATTAGTAAAATGGGCAAAGCAAGATAATTTAGAACGATATGAATTAATTAAATCACATCGTGCTATGACTATTGCTGGTAAAGATATTAGAAATACAGACCATGATATTGCAACTGTTATTGTAGAATTATATAAAGAAGATTTTATTTCAGTTTATCCCACTCGTGGAACACCATTATTATATTATTTCAGTAATAATAGATGGTATCTTGATAAAGGTGGAGTTCAATTATTAAGAATAATGTCAACTCAAGTACATGATATATATACTCAATTACGACAAAAAGCATTTGAACAAAATAATAAAACAGCTGTCTCAATATGTGAAAAGATTCAAGACCGATTAAAATCTAATGGAGGCAAAAATGCAATTTGGCAACAAGTCGCACAAGAAATTAAAAATGATAAATTTGAAGAAAAGTTAAATACTAATCCTTATTTATTAGGTTTTGAAAATGGAGTATATGATTTACAAAATCATGTATTCAGAGAAGGCCGTCCAGAAGATTATATTAATATGTCTGTTGGATATGATTATATTAAAATTTCATTTGACGATAATGAAGACGAAAATGACCATAATAAAATATATAATGAAGATGAAATCATTAATAGTGAAATTATGGAATTTTTCAGAAAATTATTTCCAGATGACGATTTACGAGAATATGTTTTACGTTCATTGGGAAGATGCCTATCAGGAATAACTGAAGAAATTATATATTTAGCAGTTGGAATTGGTTGTCACGCAATTGATTCTGGTATTATGATGTATGACGGTTCTATTAAAAAAGTTCAAGATATTGTTATAGGTGATAAACTTATGGGAGATGACGGAACTGAACGAAATGTTTTAGAATTACACCGTGGTAAAGAACTAATGTATCGTGTTATACCCGCAAAAGGAGACCCATTTGTAGTTAATAAAAGTCATAAATTAGCTTTTAAAATTACAAGTTGTGAAGCCCCTAAACTATATAATAAAACAAAAATATATGTTACATATGTATTAAAATTATTAGAAACTTATGAAGATGGTGTAATTTCATTATCAGAACGAAGACAATATTTTAATAATTTAGAAGATGCGCAAATATTTTTAGAAAAAATTAAATCTAATCCTAAAGTATGCCAATATAATGATATTATTGAAATTAGAATTAGTAATTATATTTTAAATAATTTAAAAAAATTTAATTTATATTTATCTAAATCAAATCTTATTCCATTTGAAGAAAAAGATTTAGATTTAGACCCATATATATTAGGCGCTTGGTTAGGAGATGAAACATCACAACAATCAGCAATTACAAGTATGGATAATGAAATTTTGGATTATATTAAAGAAATATATAATGACCATGAATTTCGCGAAGAAAATAGCACACACCAAGATCATGCAATTACATTACATATTACAAATAATCCAAATAATAGAAATAAAATTAAAGGAACTAATAAATTCTTACAAGCATTACAAAATAATAATTTAATTAAAAATAAACATATCCCATTTAAATATAAAACATCATCAATAAATCAACGATACAATTTATTAGCTGGGTTTATTGATATTAACGGTTATTATAATAATGATGAAAATAATTATGAAATCACATTAAAATCAGAACAATTAATAGATAATTTAATATATGTAGCTCGTTCATTAGGTATAAATGCATATAAATATGAAACTGAAAATTCTTACATATATAAAGGTGAAAAACAAACTGGAATATATTATAGAACATCATTATATGGTCAAAATATTGAAAATATTCCTGTTAAATTAAAAAGAAACAAATTAAATTATAATAATCACACAATAAGACCTACAGATGTTCTTAAATTTAAACTTGAAAAATTAGAAGTTGATGATTATTATGGTTTTCATATAGATGGAAATCATCGTTTTATTGATTCAAATCATTTTATTACTTGTCAAAGTAATGGAAAGAGTATTTTATCTAACCTTATGAAAGAAGTATTAGGTGATTATTTTCGCACTGTAAATATTTCTATGTTTTTAAACAAACGCATAGGAGTAGGTGTAGCAAATCCAGAATTAATGTCAACAGTGGGTGTCAGAATGTTAACAGCAAATGAGCCAGAAGATAATGAAAAATTAAATTCAGGTTATATTAAAGAATTAACAGGTGGAGACCCAGTAACATGTCGTGGTTTATATCAAGATGCAGTTACATTCAAACCTCAATTTAAGTTATGGTTATTATCAAATCACTTGCCAACAATTACAGATACTACCGAAGGAATATGGCGAAGAATGAAAGTAGTTCAATTTAAATCACGATTTGTAAAAAAAGAACAAGTAGATATAAATGATTCTTATTCCTTTGAAGCCGATAAATCTATTAGTCAAAAATTTGACAGATGGAAATATAATTTAATAAATATATTAATTTATTATTATAAGAAAAGTATTGATTATGGTATTCATCAACCAGATAGTGTTGATAGATTAATTAAAGAATATCGTGAAGATAATGATATAATGATGCAATTCTTGAATGAATTATTACATAAAACTAATAATGAAAAAGATAAAATAAAAATCCCAGATTTAATGGATAAATATAAGAAATGGTTCAAATTAAATAATTCAAATGGATATTATAAGATGATTACACAAGTTAAAGAATTTATTAAACAAATTGAAACTCGTATTAATCGCTCTGTTAAAAACTCACATATTCCATATATTGTAGGATATATATATAAATCTGAAATAGATGTTGATGAAGATGCAAGTTCAGATGATTCTGAAGATAATAGTAATACTACAGATAAATTTGAAATAATATCAGAAGGACAAAAAAGTAAAATATCTAAAATATCTAAAACATCTAACACATCTAATCAATCTAAAACATTTAAATCATCTCATATAAATGATGTATCAGATTCAAGTGATAATGAATTAGAAGACACACAATCTATAAGTGAAACAAGTGAAGATTCTGAATTTATACGTGAAGTAGAAGCACAATTAATAAAAGAAGAAAATGAAATTATTAAAATTGATAATAAAAATCGAAAAAATATAATACAAAATATAGTTGAAGATGACGAAAATGAAAATAATGAAGATAATGAAGATAATGAAGAAGATGAAGAAGACGAAGAAAATACATCATCTGAAGAAGAATCAAAATCTGAATAATAATAAGAATCTAAAGAAGATTAAATAATAATTATAATTTGACTAATTAATAGAAAAATATTTTTTTTATAATTTTATTATATTTAAGTATTAAATATTTTATTTATGCAAATAATATTATTACACTTTGTAAAAATATATATTTTCACAAAGGTGTAATAATAAAAATTAACATTTATATTTTACACAGTATAAAAGATACAGCTTTATATAAAAAAAAATGCAAATATACATATTGATTAGTAATTACCGTTGCCATTTTGGCACAAGAAACACATGAATCAGCCTTTATATTGTCAAAATCAAGATGCCACACAAGTTAGGCAATGTGTGACAGATGACAATATTTATACGTTAGTCAATGAATGGTGTAATAACAACCCAGAAATAGTAAAAGATATTATTGAAGTATACGGTCATATTAAACATTGGAATGTTTCTGCAGTAACAAATATGACTGGGTTGTTCGATGGTCAGAGTCAATTTAATGAACCTATTGGGAATTGGAATACATCTAATGTAACTTGTATGGCTCAAATGTTTCGTGATGCTATAAAGTTCAATCAAGATATTAGTGCTTGGAACACATCTAATGTAACTGATATGAGCGAAATGTTTTATAATGCTACTAGTTTCGATCAAGATATTAGTAATTGGAAGACTGGTAGTGTTCAAAATATGGAAAATATGTTTTGTTGTGCTTCCAAATTCAATCAACATATAGGCGATTGGAAAACTGGTAATGTAAAAGATATGAGTGGAATGTTTCAATCTGCTATATCTTTTAATAAATATATTAATGATTGGGACACCAGTCATGTTGTAAATATGGCATATATGTTTTGTGGTGCTTCCGAATTCAATCAACCAATTAATAATTGGGATACTCGTAGTGTTGAAAATATGGCATATATGTTTCATAATGCTACGAGTTTCAATCAAGATATTAGTTATTGGAATACTAGTAGTGTTAAAAATATGTCAAATATGTTTAGTGAAGCAATATCTTTCAATCAAGATATTAGCCCGTGGAATACATGTAATGTAACTGATATGAGCGAAATGTTTTTTGGTGCTGTAAGTTTTAATTGTGGTAATCCTAATAATAATATTATTGAAGAAGTAAATAAACATTTATATGAACGAACAGAAGCAAACGGTGTATTTACAATGATTACAGACTATATACCTAATTATTCTTTACAGAATTGGAATGTCAATAAAGTATCTAATTGGGAACAATTTTCTGTTAATTGTCCTTTGGTATTTAGATGTATGCCGTTGCGATTTCGTGTGTGCTACTGTGCTGACTGTTCACCATTGTTATGTAGAATTTAGATGTATACTGTTGAAATGTCATGTATGCAACTGTTCAACATTGTCCTTTTGAAGTTACTTTTTATAATTGCATATTTTTGATTAAAAAAAAATTTTTTTTTTGAATTTGAATAAGTAATAATATATTAGTTATTATAAATTCTTACTCATTATCTGACTCAATTAGTGGTTCGTCTTTTGTCATATCACCTGGAAAATTACAATCTTCATCTTCACTGAATTCAGAATCTATCGGATTTACAGGAGCCTTTTTTGTTCTTGATGGAAATGAAACTACTTCATTTTTTTCAGTATCTTTATCCTTTTTTTTAGACTTCTTTTCAGATGGCTTTTTTTCAGAAGCCTTCTTTTTAGAATCTTTCTTTTCTGAATCCTTCTTTTCTGAATCTTTCTTTTCTGAATCCTTATTTTCAGAATCCTTATTTTCAGAATCTTTCTTTTCCAATGTTTCTTCCTTTGATTTAGACTTTGTCTTTGATTTTGCTTGTTCTTCATGTAGTTGCTTTTGATTTGTAAGAATTTCAGTTAAATCTTTATTTACAATTTTCTTAGTAGCTGATTTCAGCGGCTGCATTTGTTTTTGTTGCTTCTTTTCATAAGATTTAATAGCATTAGCAATATCAGATAGAATGCGTTCATGCGCAATTTTCTCTTGGCATCGTTTATGTAATTCTTTTAGTTCATCTAATTTATCTGCTTCGGTAAATGTAGAAGAAGTCCAATATTTTGAAATAAAGTTATTAACATTTTTTGAAAGTTCTTTCTTCATTTGTTTTAAATATAATTTTGAAAAGATACTAATATCATCAAAATTATCAATCTTATCAAATTTAGTTCGTTCTTTATCAGATAAACAGTCAAAATATATATATGTCATAAAACTATTGAAAAGTGTCTTACGAAGACGAACTTTAGTATTATTAATACTGTCTGTAATAATAGTATCATTATCCTTATATGAATCATGTTCTGAATCAATAATAATATTGGAAATTAAATCATCAATATCAATATTAGCAAATAATTCATTAGTAATAGTAGTTAATACATCTGTATTAACCTCGTTAAATTCACCTGCTTCAGAAAATCGAAGAAATAATGCTTTGCCCGATTTACTAGTTTCTTGACGAATTTCAAACTTAAATTTAGATGTTAATATATTATGAACAGCTTCATTTAATTTATCATCATCATTTGTATATTCTTTAAGTCTTTCCGTAGTCATCAATTCTTTTGAAAAGGAAAAGAGTTCCTTTTGGCAATTGTTGAAATATTTTTCGGAAATGGTTGGCATTGTTAGATTATATATAATTACAAACTTAAAGTATATATATATCAACGGTATCTATATATATTTAAAAAAAAGTCATTTTTTTTTATAACCTTAAATAGTCTTATAATTTTTTAATCTAAATTTTCTATATGCACGCTGAATCTTAATTATAGCATGTAATTGAATTAATTCTACTATCATTAATGTATTATTATTCGTTAAGGCTATACTCAATAATTTACATCCATCATTCGCTATTAAATCAAATAATCTTATATTAAATAACTTCATATATATACGAAAATATAAAATATTGTTGTTCTCAATAATAATTTGTAATGAGCTTTTATTATTAGCCTTATTTCGCGTTTTTAATATATTTGGTTGATATTGAAGTAATTCACATACCAATTTATGTTCCATATTTATTATTGCTACTTGAATAAGCGTATAGCCATTGTATATAAAATCATCTAATTCTATATTATAATTTAATAAAAATTTAATAGCATTCATATTATTTTTAATAATAAAATAATAAATTAAAGGATTACATTTAGAACATTTACTATTTAAATATACTGATATATCTTCTCTATTATTATTAAATAATGTTTCTAATGTTAATACCATCTTTTTTAATGCAACCAAATTATTTGATTTTGCCGCTATTACAAACAAATTCTCATTAAAACTATTAGTTATTGAATAATTAATATCTGCAAATTTTATTAACTTTAATAATTGCATATTATTTTTCTCAATTATTTGTATAATATAATCTTCTAATTTATAATTAAACATCTTTAAATAATTTAATAAATACAAATTATCATTTTCTAATATTATATCAATAATAGTTCTTTCTTTCATATTTTCTTCATTATTAATATTATATGTAATATCACTTTCATATATAGGATTATGTGATAAAACACTATTACTTGATGATGTTATACTCTCATGGCTTTTACTATTTTTATTTTTTAATAATAAATTAGAAATATGAGATTTATCAGTATTACTATATAAATCAAATATTGAATTCATAGGATTTAATATAACAATTTATTTTTTTGTTTAATTATAATATATTTACTCTATTTTTATACTTAAACTAATAAAATATATAAAAATTATACTATTCATATATTTAACTATTTATATATTTAACTATTCATATATAAATATATATTATTTGTGTGAATAATATTATCTTTATTATAATAATAAGTTATAATATTATAATAATAATAAAAATATAATATTTAATATCATTATGGGATTCTTCTCTTCTACATCACAAAAAGATAAAATAAAAACATTAAGTGATGAAGTTAATACATTAGAAGATAATATTGAAAAACTAAATAAAGATTTAACAAAAAATAAGACTAATGTTGAGTATGTTCAAGGAATGATTAACCAAATACATTCTTCTTATGCAACAAATTCCTCTATTAATACTATTCACACAGAATTAAATAAGAAAATTAACAATATAAATAATACTATGTTTGCAAATAATGATGGTAATATTAAATATTGTGCTACTCCTAATAATCCAGCTTCATGTGTAATTCTTGGTAAAAACACTGATATAAATACTTTACAAAAACAACAAGATACAAATCGTGCAGTTATATCAGATATAAATTCACAAGTATCAAATATAAAAAGTGGCGATTTTATACCAACTAAATTAGTATTACAAGATAAAATGCTAACTGGTGCAACTGCAGCATTTGTTCTTTAAATTTGATATAATTAATTATTTTTCAATGATATTATACAAAGATAATATATATATAAGATATAAGATATAAGATATAAGATATAATATATAAATAATATAAATAAATATATACAATAATAATAATAAATATAAATATAAATATAACAAACTAAACAATAATTAATTTATAATATACATTATTTATTCTTATAACAAAATGAAATATATATACATATTTATTATAGGATTATGTATCATATCACTTATTTATCTTATATATATCCTATATCAAAAACATTTTACTGAATCTTATACAGAACATTTTAACGAATTTCAATATATTGATATAAAACAAAATATACTATCTATTAAAGATTTACCAGAAATAACAATTAATAATAATACATTTGTAGATATTAATAATATAACTGATACATTTAATGAAGAATTACTTAAAACTAATTTACTTAAATCATCATTACAAAATATTATTATTGAAAAAACAAGTTCAACTCTTAATCAATATAAAATAACTTTTAATCAAAATAATAAATCTTTATCTATGAAACATGATAGCACATCTGAAATATTAACTTATAGTTCATATATTAATAATAATAGTAATCATTGGCAAATTGATGTTATTACATATAATGCTAATTATCCTAATAATAACTTTGAAAATCATATTATTTCTATCAAATCTTATATTGATTTAGAATTATGCTTATCTGAAACACAAAATGGGTCATTTAAATTAGTTAAATGTGATAAAAATAATAAAGCACAACAATTTATTTATAAAAATGGTCAATTGAAAAATGTTGGTTCAAATAATGTTATGACTATTAATTCAACTTATCAAATGATAGAATCTGAAAAATCATATAATAACTATATTATTGGTAAAAATGGTTCTAATTTATATAATTTATCTTATGATAAATCTGGCAAAATGACAAAAGCAAAATTCAATAGTTTAAAAGTTTTATCTTTATCACAATATAAAAATGGCAAAATTGTTATGATTGATGATAATACATTAAACACAATAACTGAAATACCTAATATTACATTCTCTAATATTATTCAACAATATTTAAATAATAATAAAATAGGAGATGACGCAATTATTAAGAAAAAAACTACTAATAATTACTATTTAATAGTTAATGAATTAATTAATGATACAAGCATATTAAAGAAAAAATGTTTTACACAATGTTCTTCTATTATTACCAATAATAATTTAGATAGTACTGAAGATATATATGCTCGTAATTTAAATGATAGTAATAAATCAGTTTATGTTATTGATGATGATATAGTTAATGCGATTGAATTATCTGGTGATGATATTATTTCATATAAAGAAGTTGTTGAAGAGGAATTAAATAAATTTTTTAAATTATATGATAGAAGTCATTTATTATATAATGATAAGATTCTTATAATTAAGAAAAATAATGAATTATTTAAGAAAAAAATTAATAATGTAACTGCATTAAATTTATATAAACATTTATATGATAAAAATAATGATTATTTTACTTTACCATTTAAATATGATATTAATAAATTATATGATATAATACAAGACTATGTTCAAAATTATAATCCTCTTATTGGAACAGAACAAGACCCAAATTACAAAACTAACGAGCATATTGAATCAGAATCTAATATATATAAATTATTTGATGATGAAAATCCAGAAATATTAACAATTAAATTCATATTATATGATAAAAAACTACTTGGAGAATCTACACAAAATAAATTTAAACAATTAATTATTAAAAGTGATAAATCCAATTATTATTTATTAAGTGTTAATAAAAAGAATAAGTATGTAAAATCAAAATTTAATGATAAACAACATCTTGAATTAGCATTTTATTCTAAGATATTAAGTAAAGATGATATATTATTAAATAATTCTAAAAATAATGATTCTTATTATATATTAGCTGAAACAGAAATTAATAAATTAGCACCATCATCTATTCCTGAATATTATCCATATAAAGCTATATTAGCTAATATTTGGTCTATAGATGATAATTTACATTTTAATCGTAGAGATAAATTACTTGAATCAGATAAATATGTTGATACTTATTCAAAAGTTATTGATATTGATAAAGAAAAGAATAATGAAAACTATTATTTGAAAATACTTACATATGATATGTATAAATCGCTATTATTAAGTAATAAAGAATTAAAATATAGAGATAAGACAGCAAATACTGATTTAAATAATAATGTATATGATGATGGTCAATTAAATATTAATAAAGATTACTATACTTTAAATGAATTCTTATTACAAGTAATGAATGCACAACCATCTAATATTGTTTCAAATAATACACGAGACAAATTTTTAGAAATTGAAATATTAACAACTGAAAATATTAAAGTTAAATTATTACAAAATTCAGTAAATAAAGTTCATATTATATTAAATGACGCATTATTTAAAAAATTAAATGATGATTATAGACATTAATTTACCAAATTTTTGACTGGTTTAAATAAAAATGATAAATAATCAAAAATGATAAATAATCAAAAATGATAAATAATCAAAAATGATAAATAATCAAAAATGATAAATAATCAAAAATGATAAATAATCAAAATAACTATATATAGGCTGACTTACATATCATACAATAATATATTTATTTTTACACAGATTTATATTTTTTCTATATAAAATTTTACAAAAAATTAATTAAAATGGTGGTATATCGTGTGATACATGTTTTAATGCACTATGTAAAGCGGTTTCCATATCGCCATTTCTCCCACCACCTTTTATTTGATTATTAGAATTTGTGCTTAATAAAATAAAAAAAATTATTAAGAAAGAGCAAATAAAAATGGGATATGTATTATTATTAAATATTGATTCATCAGCATCTTTCTTATTACTATTTAGATAAACTACATATGTAATAATACTTGCACTAACTAATGATAATAGACTATTTATAATCATTTTGAAAATTATATTATTTTGATAATTATATTATTTTGATAATTATATTTTATTATTATATTAATGTTAAAATAATTCTTTATATTCAAACGCATTATTTTATTGATTTATTGATTTATTGATTTATTAACTTGAAATAGTATTATTATAATAATACACAGCTATTACACTTTTTCCATTTTTTTATGTCGACTTTTGTAATTTATTTATAAAAAACTACTAAATTAAATAACGAATATAAAATATTTATTATTATTAATGTTATAATTATAGTTTTTCTTGTTGTATTACTACATTCACAATCTTCTCTATATAATTCTATTAAATATAATATTAAAATTATTGTAGATATAAATAAATATAATCTTAATAATTTTAATGGAATTACTAATATTGATGATACTTGTAATAATGTATATAATAGTGTTTTTATAAAATTAAAATATGTTAATAATCCAACCAATATTACTATAATTATCATTATTAAATATAATAATAAATTCACTTGTACATATGTCTTTAAATATTCATATTTCCAATCATTAATAGCACATTCACATTTATTTTCTTCTTGATTCATTATAAATTTATAATATATTTCATAATAAAAATATCCTAATAAGCATAATACTACTAAATATAAAAATATTATTGATAAAAAATCTGATTTTTTATAAAAATTAGATTTTTTATTTTTCTTTACTAATTTTTTTATTGATTTCTTACCACCTGAATATAATTCATACGGTGTTTTTGATGATATGTATATTTCATTAGACATTTATTTACAAAAAAATTTTAATTAATTTATTTATAATATACAAAAAAATTTTAATTAATTTATTTATAATATTTTTACACTTTTGTGAATTTTAAATGCCGAGTAGTCAGTAAAAAATAAACAAAAGTATAAAAACAACATGTTCGCTCCTACTTCGATCAATTATGTTTTTCCTAATTTTTTTTCATTATTTAGGTAATAATCTATTCTTCTACTGTGGTTTTATAAAAAAACCATAGTAGATTAATTAAATTACAGTAAATAATTAAATTTATATACGATATAATTATTATATTTTTTATATAATAAATTATATAATAAAATATAAATTATTATTATTATATATATAATGTCAGCAGCTAATGCATCTAATAAATCTACAAAAACAAAAACAAAAACAAAAACAAAAACAAAAATAATAACAACAACAACAAAATCTAATACAAATAATAAATATAATAAAGAAGAAAATAAGTTAGGAAACACAGAAGAAAATAAGTTAGGAATTCATAAACATAAACATAAATTTAATAAAAATAAGCATACAAAACAAAATAAAAATCTTCAACATTTTAGGCAAAAATATAATAAAGAAGATTTAAAAGATATATATAATAATAGTATCTATAGATTTACAATAAAAAATAAAGAATATAAATGTATTCATAATATTGATTTTGCAGATATTAATTTAGAACAAAATAAAAATAGATTAATTACTAATAGTAAAGATAATATTAAATTTATGAATAAAGACTTTAATCAATTTTTAAATGATGATGCCCCGCGTATGTATTATGACGCATTTATAGATAAGAGTGCAATTAGTGCGCAATTTCATTGGGGTCAATTAAAATTATATTTATCAGAATTAGAAGTTATGGTAGATTTATGCAATGCTGATGAGGAATATATTATTATTTATCCAGGTTCTGCTCCTGGAAATCATTTATTAAATTTTTTGAATTATTTTCCAAATATTAAATACGATTTAACTGATCCAAGGAATTTTAATCCACATGTTGTAGAATATAGTAATAAAAGTAATAGTCGTATATTAATTAGAAAAGATGATAAAGGTAATTCTTCAATTTTTTTTACAGATGAATTAGCTAAAAAAATAAAGAAAGAATATGCTGATATAAATAAGCAAAGAAAAAAGAATAAATTAAAACCATATAAATTAATATTTATATCAGATATTAGATTACCTCCAACATTAGAAGATTATATAAAAGATGAATATAAATCTGTATATAAGACATTTTTTAATAATAAAAACGAGACAAATAGTAAAAAAATTCAGAAAAAACTAACAATTAGTTATTTGGAAAAAAATACAAGTAATCAATATTTAATACCAGCACAACATATTAATATGGATGAAATATATAACACAGTAAAGAAACATTATGATAAATATGCAGAAACAATTTATAATTATATGAATAAACAACAAAATACACAACATCAATCAATATTTGATGTAAAAAATAAAACAGTTAAATTTAACTTAAATAGTTTCAAGAAGATAGAAATAAAAGACCAATTATTATTAGCTGAAATGGCTATGTGGAATGAAGCTATATTTACGGATGTATCTATGCAAGAAAGTTGGGTAAAAATTATAAAGCCAGATTATACATTATTAAAATTCAGATTTCCTTTTGGATATGATATGAAATATAAACATTTAGATGGTGATATATATTATCCAATATATGGTCCAAAATATACGACCGAAACTCGTTTATTAATAATTAAAGATAAACATAAATTTAAAAGTAAAGAATGGGATACATTAAAATATGAGCAAAATATGGCATATTTTAATTGGATAACACGGAAGCAATATTATCAACATAAATATGATAATATATCTAATATAGACCATTGTTATGATTGTACGGCGCATATTCATATATGGAGTAAATATTTTGATAAATATAGCAAGTTTATAAGCGGATATAATAACACACAAAAATCCAAAGATGAATTTATTGAAAAAAGTATAAAGCAATTAATATATGACTTAACCATTGAGCAATACGGTAAATATAAATCAATAATGGATGTTTATATTGGTAAAGGTAAAAAAAATTTTACATTTTCTAAGTTTTATTCTAATCCAAATAATATTAAAAAGAAAATACAAGAATTAAAAGATTTTATTATACAACACAAATTAAACAACAGTGATAACAACAAAGTTGCATTATTGAGTCCACATATATCAAACACGCAATTGATAAAAAATACACAATCTAAAAGCAAATCAATTGATAAATACAATTCGGCGTTAAAATCTCATGATAAATCTATCAGAAAATAAAAAAAATAATTATCGATATTATAACATAATTAAGTTATTATATTGTTAAATAACAAAGATAGAAATAACTTTTTACAAATATATAAGTATAATACAATATAGTCTGTTTTATCTTATATAATTCTTATTGATTTTTATAGTATTATATGATTAACTAACTATTTCATAATCATATTCATATTTTGTAAGTAATTTATTATTATATTTACGCAACCAATTTATCCTATATATACGACTTTTTAATCTATCAATATCCGAATAATATGTATTATAAAATTTTGTAAAATATTGATTGTTATTAAAATTATAACTTAACAGATTAGCTGCTTTCAATTCATTATTATCAATATGATTATTTATTTTATATAATATTTCTTTTAAATCTTCTATATTATTTTTTTCTATATCTTCTTCACTATATTTAAAATCATTATTATCTTTAAATTTATATTTATCAATAGATTCCATTGAACTTACTGAATTACTTGTTATTGTATTAAGTAAATTATTATTATCTCTATTAATAGATGATTGTGTTATAGTAGCAGACCTATTTGTTTGACTTCCATCGTTTTCTAATTCAATAGGAAGGCTATGAATTTCTAATGGAATATTTTCTAAATCCTTATTATCATAATTGTGATTAATTGTATCGATTAATGTCATACAAAATATATCTAAAGTGAATTGAATATAACGGTATTTTAAATATAAATAAAAAAGAGCATTTTTTTTATTATATATAATATATATATTTTATTTATATATTATTTATATATTATTTATATATTATTTATGCGGGTGGTCTTAAACCAAAAAATTGTTCCCCATTCTTATCATTATAGTATAAATCATCACGGATTTTAGCCTCTAATTCACTAAATTTATGTAATTTATATTCAGATGTTCCTCTCGCATATAATATACTTTCTTGTGTTCTATTTGGTTGTCTCCAGCCTATATGATAGAATTCGGGACCCGTTCTATTAATATTATAAGTTAATTCTCTGTTATCTATTTTATTCAAATAAATAATCTTGTTTAACATTTTTCCATTCATTCGAAATTTTATAGTAATAATTGGCCTTTGAATATGTCCCATATAACTTGTATAATAGGTATTTGGAATTAATATATTTATATCAAAACCATCATATGTATCATTTAAACCAACTGTTCCACAATTTGAACGATTTGAATATGCAAATTCTTTATTTGGAAAAGGCATACCAGAACCGCTATAGGAACTACCATGAGTTGCTGGGTCTGCCGCCTCATAATGAATTAAACTATCATCTGGTAATATACGATGAAAACTACCTTTAATATGTAGTTGATTACGACCAGTTTTCTCTAAGTTTATACTTAATATATTATTAATATCAATTGTTTCCATTAGTTTTATTTATTATATAATTATTATTTATATTTTATTATATTTATCATAGAAAAAAAATGAATAATATATTATTAATTTTTATTACCACTTCTTAAATAATTATAGTTATCTATTAAATGTCTATTCTTAAATTCTATATACATTATATAGAATTAATGAATAAAACAAAATCACAATCATTAATAATTAAACCAGATTATTTACTTCAATATAAACTGAATCAACGTTCTATTAACTATATTGTTATTGATCATTTTCCATTGAAATATGCTAATCCATATGTATTTCATTTATTAGGTTATATTAATAATACTAAATCTAATATAAATACACAAAAAAAATCATATACATTATGGTTAATAGAACAACCTAATAAAGTATTTGATTACTTATTTTATAATGATATATATATTGCAGAAATAATAGATATATTAAATAATTCAAACTCTAATAAAGAACAAATAATTAATATTCAATGTTTATATAGTATATTATTATCAATATACTTATCATTTAATGAATTAAATAATAAATGGCAATCTATTATTAATACATATAAGAACAAATATAATGCTGTTGAACCATATAATATAATAAATGAATCTAAAGTTAATATTGATGTTGATAGATTATTAGAAATTAATAATTTTATATGGATTAATCGTTATAATCAATTTCATATAATATTTGATAATATTAAATTAAATAGTGAATGTAATAAGTTAGTATCATTTATCATTTACGATATATTAAATATTTTAAAATCACTTAAAAATAAAAGTTTAATGATTGAATACTATAAATATCAATATGGTAATAATGAATTTATAAATTTAACATATACACAAAATAAATACAGTTATGATAATATTAATAACTATTTGTATTTATATGATAAATCTAATCAACATATGAATAATAATAATTATAAGACTATTATTGATAATAATACTATTATTGATAATAATGCTTATCAAATTCAAGAAGAAAACAACAATATATTTAATAATATTAATATATACGCAAATAATAAATTAATCAATCAGGAAAATGAAATTAATAAATTTATTGATGTTTTTGATGATTTACTATAATAAGAGTATATATATATTACAATAATTTTATAAAAAAAAATGATATAATTCATGTTTTTTTTTTATTTACCGTTGCCATTTTGGCACAAGACGCAGTATAGCAAGAACTGTTTCTACAATAACGAATACTAATGCAACAACAACTTATGGATATCTTAAAATTTCACTTAGAAAACACGGATATCAGAGCCTTATATTGGTGTCTATATAATTATGGACCACCGTCCAATGGTGATCGAAATGAAAATGTAAAAGAATTAGGTTATGCTAATCTGAGTATGGAATCTATTAGAGAATTGTCATTATTACTGCGTGGATACAAAGTCTTAAGTATAGGTTCGGGTGTAGCTTTAAATGAAGCTATTTTACAGAAAATATATGATATTACTACTATAGCGACGGATCCGTTCTTAACTCACAATACAACACCAGATAAAGTATATATGAAAGTTCAAAACATGACAGCGCAACAAGCAATCATGAAACACGGAGACAAGCATGACGTATTATTACTATCTTGGCCGTACATAAATAATGATGATGATTGGGATTTTCAAGCTTTAAAACTATTTCATCAATTATATCCGACAAAAAAATTTGTATATATTGGAGAAGAAAAAGGCGGTTGCACTGGAACATCTTCTTTTCATGATTATTTAAATAATCATTTTACTTTATGTTCTGAAATCACTTATCCTAATTGGGCTTTGCCACTACATGGATATGCTGAAAGTCTTGCTTTTATTAAAGAACAAATGGAGAAAATAACAGATCCTAATATGAAGCAAATAATAGAAACAGAAATGAAATTTTGCGGAGACTTAACAGATAGGATTATGTTCTTCGAACCGAAAAAATAATAAGTAATACATAATTATTTATATATTATATTTTTTTTTATAAGTAATTGATAAAATAATTATAAATTGGTAGTTTAATTGATATATAATTTATAAGAAACTTTTTATCTTTAACATTTGTGTGTTAATTGATGGTCTAAAAAAAGTACTAGTTTTAATGTATGATA